CGACGGGGATGTAGTGCAGGGCCCGCGAGATGGCGGGCACCGTGATGGTTTGCTGGTTCATGTGGTCCTTTCGGTTGGTTGCTTCTTCTTGGGGCGCATGGCGAACCCGCGCCAGCAGCGGCCGCAGTGCCACTTGCCGTTGCCGCGCTCAACGCCGCCCTCAAGCGGGCGCTCTTCGCTGCACTTCGAGCAAGGGCGCGTGCGGCCACTGAAGTTGGTGACCGTCGAGCCGTGAGGGGCTGGCGCGATCACACTAGGTCGCTGTAGTCGGCGGGCTTGAAGCGATCGGACTTGCCGATCTTCCCGCCCTCCAGGATGACGGGGGTGCCGTCTTCGTTGAACTTGGACCAGTTCGACTCGATCGTGCGGCGATCCCCTTCTTCCTTGTTCATGCCCGCCATGTAGGCGATGCCGTTGATGGTCACCTCCAGGTCGCACAAGGCATCCAGGCACTCGGCCCGGTCATGGATCTCGACTTGCGCGGCGCCGGTTTTGAGAACCTCTGCGCACGCCTCCAAGTGGAAAGCCACCTCCACCAGAGCGTTTGATGTAATCCCGGTGTTGCTCACCAAGCTGATGGTGCGCAGGAACTCCACAAACTCCTCAATCGTGACGCCAACGGCGACGCGCAGGTGGTCCTTGTTCCCCGGCTTCTTGCCGCACGCACGAAGCCAAGATGCGGTCTGTTGATAGCTACTGGTCATGGTTCTTCCTTTGCGATGGTTTAATTAGGTCTTCGTCTTTCATGCCGACAGACATCCTGTACTTGATGCAGCCTGGCGACAGTCGATAGGTGCGAGCCGCCTCGGAGAGTGTCATGTGACCAAGCGGCGTCGCGATGTACACGTTTGCTCGCGTGTTTGACATTTGCTGCGCACTCGTTTCCCAGCGGCAGTTTTCTTTGTTGTAGCCACGGCCATTGTCTACCCTGCCAAGACTCATTCCCGCTCGCCACGAAGGGCCCATGTCCTCCCAGAAGGCATCGAATGACATCCAGCGCTCGTCGATGCCAATGCCGCGGCCACCGTACTCCGGATACCACTCGTTCTTCTTGTTGAGGCAACGCTGTTTCATGCCCGACCAAGCGCCATATGCTTGGTGCTTTGACATGCTGTGGCGCTTGATCTTGGGTGTTGGCAAGGAGGCCAGCAGTTGCGCCCTCGTCGCCGGATCAGACCACCTCTGCTTTGCTTTCTCGGCCGCCACGCAACCACAGGACTTGGACTGACCTCCCCTTAGGGAGAAACCAAAAGACACCGTTTCGCCACCGCAGTCGCAGGCGCACCACCATCTGTCTTGTTTCCCGCCGCCAACCGCGCGCTCCACAACAGCAAGTCGGCCAAACCTGCGGCCAAGCATGGCTTCATCCGATGACTTGAGCAGACGGCTCTGCCGCCGCGCCCCATCCGACGAGGCGACGCCATCTGACGTCACTTGAAAGCTCCTTCTGTGAGTTCGTGGAAGAGGTTGAGGAAGGCCGACTCGGCCTCCCAGGGGTTGAGCTGACGGATCTCGACATCGGCCGCGGTGCCGCGGATGTCCCACTTGGTGTAGTCGTTGGGGTAGAACACGCTGCGCTCGGCGAGAAGCACGTCGTTGTCGGCCTGCTTGATGAGTGGGTCGAGCTCGAGGTCGAGGCCGTAAGTCGCCGCGATGGCCGCCCAGACTTCGTCCTCCAGCTTCTGGTAGTCGGGGAGGGCGCGCTTGTTGGGGCGCGTCATGTCCCTGATCAGGCCCTCCGGTGCGTCGTGCATCAGGCCAGCGAAGCGCAGATGCGGCGGCAGCAGGCCCGCCACAAGGATGCTGTGCTCTGCCACCGTGAACCAGCCGCTGATCTGGCCGCCGTAGCGGCACTCGCGCGCCAAGCCGGATGCGATGTCGAGCGGCTTGATGTCGCCTGGCCTGACGTCCTGCGGGTAGAACCGGCCGCCAGACCGCGTCCGCATCCAGTCGCCGACGCGACCCTCGTAGAGGTGGTCGTCTGACTTCATGCGAGCGGGCCCAGCGAGAAGAAGCCCCCGATCTCCGCGATGAGCCGGGTGCGCGAATAGGTCTGCAGCGTCTTGAGATCGCCGTCGTTGTGCACCACGGTGTCGGCGATCATCGACTGCGCGAACTGCTCGCTCGGGTGATCGCTCGCAACCAAGCCCGGGCGCTCGATGCGGATGACCATGCCGCCCAGCCGGCGCACGGCCTCGTACTCGTTCTCGAAGCGCAGGTCCTCGGTGATGATGTCGACGCCGTTGGCCAGGTGCGCCTTGACGGAGTTCTCCCAGGCGCGCACCCAGATGTCTTCTCCGATCATCTCGCGACCCCATTCGGTGCCGAGGGTGACCATCGCGTGTCGGGGCGTCTGGCCGCAGAGCTTGTCGCTCGACTCCTCCTTGAGGTGGCCCTCGATCTCGGCGTCGTTCAGGCCCAGCACGCGGAGCATGTCCTTGAGGGGGCCAGAGAACCGGACGCGGCCGGCCGGCAGGTTGGCAGTCAGCTGCTCGGCGACGACGCTCTTGCCCGCGGTCTTCAGCCCGCACAGCGCGATCAGGCGGCCCCGCGGGGCCTCTTGCGTGATGCTCACATCTCCTTCTTTCTGCCGGCGCGCCGGCTGTGCTCGTGTTCGTGGTGGTCGATGCCCGTCACCTCGACGACTAGGCCGCTGTCAGCAACCTCGAGCTCGGCGCACTCTTGTGCGTCTCGAGACTCGATGTAGCAGTCCGACTCTGGGTGGTAGAAGAGTCGGCGGACCCGCTCTAGAAAGGGATGTCGTTGTCGATGTCGTCGAACGCGTGCCCACCACGCTGCGGCGCCTGGCGCGGCGCAGGCGAGGGCGCCGCGCCGCGGGTCTGCGGCGCACCACGCGGCGCGGGCGCAGCGCTATGGCCGCCGCGCTGATCGCCGCCGGCGTCGGAGCGCTCGCCGCGGCCGCCCAGCAGGCGCAGCTGGTCGGCGATGATCTCGGTGGTGTACTTCTCGACGCCGTCCTTGTCGGTCCACTTGCGCGTCTTCAGGCGGCCCTCGACGTAAGCGAGCTGACCCTTCTTGATGTACTCGCCGGCGATCTCGGCCAAGCGGTCGTAGAAGACGATGCGATGCCACTCGGTTTCTTCCTGCTTCTCGCCGGTGGTCTTGTCCTTCCAGCTGCGGCTGGTGGCGATGGTTGCGTTCGTGATGGCGGAGCCGCTGGGCGCGTACCGCGTCTCGGCGTCCTTGCCGGCGTAGCCGACGACGATGACCTTGTTCACAGATGACATGTTGATTCCCGTGTGGTTACTTGATGCGCCGGTCGGCCTTCTTGAGGGCCCGGTACGCACCACGCTCTGAGCGCGGCGAGTTCCAGGCCGTCGTCCTGCTGCCAGGACTCGCGACGATGTCGCGATCGGGGAATGCCGGCGGGGTCATGTCTTCCGCCATACGGCGGAGCGCCTTCGCCCGCCGGCCGTTCACACCAGCTCCAGCTGGCCTGCGCGGCAGCTGACGGTCTTGCCGTCGCTGGTCTTCACGTCGTACCACGGGCCGCGCGCCGTGTCGCGCACGGCGGCGATCTTGCCGGAGCCGGTGGTCTTGCGCGCGCGGTAGTTCACGGCTGCGCCCTTCTTCAGGCGCGGGGTGGTGGTCTTGGTCATGTTGCCTTTCGTCTGTGGTTGAAACGCTGCTAGGCGGCCGCCAGCAGCTTGTCCTTGGAGAAGGGTGCGCGGAAAAAGTTCTCCAGTTCGCGCACCTTGGCCGCAAATTTCAGCCGGGCGCCATCGTCGCAGCGAGCCTCGCCTCCGCCTGGCGGAGCAGCTCTTCCTTGGCGGCAGCCGCCGTCCTGTGCGTGCGATCGAACTCGGCAACGACCTCGGCGTAGTACAGCCGCGCCGCCTTCACCTTCTCGACCATCCGCGCTTCGATCTCGAGGTCGCGCGTCACCGTCCACGTCGTAACGCGGTGATGTTCCGGAATGTGGCTGACGATGTGCAGAGCAAGCGGCTCGTAGCGAATCAGGTCGGCCGGCGTGTCGACCAGCACGTAGTCGACGTGCCAGCGCGGCGCATCCCAGAGGCGCATGTAGGTCCGCATCTGGTACTCGTAGGCCTTGTCCTCGCAGTCGACGATGGAGATGGGGAACGTGGCCGCCGACCAGGCGCACTTCGTGTCCCGCCCCTCGCGCGTCGGCGCGTGGAAGACGTCGCACTC